GCGGTGTTGTCTGTGGTTGAATCAACAGTTACGTTCGATTTAATAATACTGCCACCTTTGATCATAACGATGTCACCGTTGAAAATCGCAGTGTTATAAGTACTTGCGATTGGCAGTTGACGAGTAGCCCCAGCATAGGGCATAAAGTCAATACGGTTAACAGGGTCTAAACCATAGGGAGCAGAAACGGTTGGATAAGCCATTTAAATCTCCTAGATAAAAAATTAAGAACCTTTACCAAAGCTAGTCGAGGATTTACCTTCTTTGAAAAGGGGCATCCGGGGATCACTTTGGCGCATAAGATTATTGTCTACAGCATCCGTTTGAGCTTGTGTTTGCTTTGCGTAGTACGCATTGCGTTGTTGTACAAATTCAATTGGTGTCTTGCAAAGTAATAATCCGCCAATCTCAATATTGTCCTTAAAGCGACTATTGGGATCGACTAACAGTTTAAATTTCGGTTGTTCTTCTATTCCTACAGGCTCCCAACCTTCACGGAGTTTACCGGAGAGATTGCGTGGATCTGCTGTGTTAAGTGTAGAAGTACGAACCCATCGGTAAGCATAACCAGCTTGTTTGTCAGGCTCTGGGAGAAGTTCTGCGGGCGCCCACTGTTTAGGTTGCTCGGTTGCTTCACGGTTAGTTACTTCACGATCAAGTCTATTTGTAGCCATGTTAGGCCTCCAATTTTAAAAGTTCACGGACATATTGCTCAGGGGTAAGACCAAGTTTTTTGGCTATCGCAACTTGCGATGTCCTTAGCTTAATCCTTTTAGGTGCTGTCGACCTAGTTGCTGGCGCTACAACCGTTGCAGGTTTAGCTTTAGGATTGTCTTCCTTTTGCTCTACCTCTATTTCGGGCTCCAAGTCCTCAAAATTCTCTGGAAACCTTTTCCGCATTGTATTGTCCAACGTTGCGTAATACTCATCAGAACCAATCACAGCTCCCTGTCTTTTCAACTTCTCATGGAGACCAAGAGCCGCTGCAGTCATTTCTTCGTCCTGTCCGAACCAAGAATTATTACGTTGCCAAGTATTTAATTTGGGGTCCGTAGGGGGTTGTGGTTGATACTGTTGACTCGTTTGTACCTCATATTTCTCTTCTTGTAAAGCCTCAGGCTTAACTTTTTTTACTTTCTCTAACCTAATAGTAGCTTTAGTGATGTCTTCTTGTGCCTCTGCAAGTGCCTCTGAATCGCCTGCATCGTATGCTTCTTTATAGGCTTTTTTAGCCATTTTAAGTTGCGATTTAGCTTGTTCAGTTACTGCTTCAGCGGTTTCTTTAGCACCACTATGCAACATTTGTTTGACAAGTTTATTTTCTTCGTGAAGTCGTTGAGCAGCTTCTACTGCTGCATTACGTTCACGTTCAGCAAATTCGGCACGGCGACGCTCATCATTCCACACACGTTTCATGCGGATAAGTTTGTCTTTTGCTTCTTTGCTGTATTTGTCTAAATCATCTACCTCAACTTCAAGGGCTTTTACCTTTGCTGGATCAGCAGGGGTTCTATTCCTATCTTCTGCGGGAGTATCGTCTTCAATCTCAATTTCAAGATCTTCTACGGGTTTACCCTTAGTTTCGGATTTATCCTGATCTTGTTCATCGGGGAATTTATATTCTTCAGTTTGCATCTCAGCCATGTCCGGCCTCCTTTAAATAAATTTACGTTTAATACCACGTGGATCTTCTACTACAGCTTCCACAGAGTCATCATTAATGATTCGGAATTCACGGTCATGAATAACCAAACGTGTACCTGCATTAGGTCTTACAAGGATAAAATCCCCTTGTTTGCACCAAGGTCCATTAGGAAACCTTTCTTTATCCGAATAACAATCTGAACCTAAAGCAACTACAAAAAGCACGGTTGTTAGTAGTTCATCGTAACGACGAGTTTCATCGGACTTTAAAATTCCACTATCAAATGCTTCTTCGGTTTCTGGGATTGCACAAAGGATTCTATACCCTTGTGGTTTTGGGAGTTGTTTTGCTTTGTCTTTTTCCGATACATTCATTAATGCGGATAAATCCACTGCTTGTGATAAATTAATTGCGTCATTCATCGTCCGAATGCTCCATCTTTCGTTTAAGGTCTAAAATTTCCTGCCTTGCAATGAGAAGACCATGAATCTCACCACAAATTCTTTTGTATTCTGGGTAATCTGCAGCTTGTCCACTTGCTACCCAATCTCGTTTTTGTGCTACTTCTTTGTCTAGTATGTCCACTAGAACTTCAGAAACGTCCATTATTTCCCTTTCTTAGGCTCTACTTTAGGTTGTTTAGTTGCATTTGCTGCTAGTTGTGTAACGTGTTTCATACCATCATGCTGTTGCGCAGAATTGTGTTTAGCCATATCTATAGCCATACGTTCTCTATCATTTTGAGCTTGTACGTTTGTTCTTGCCATTTCTGTCTGGGATTGAACACCAATACGTTGCCGTTCAATTTGGAGTTTTTCTTGCTCCAGTTGTATATCTGCTGCATCTTTCTGAGCCTTGCGTTGTTGCTCGGCTTGTTTAATAGCAACTTCTTGTTGCTGGATTTGTACCAGCGGATCTTGCTGTTGTTGCTGAGCTTGTTGCTGGGCAACTTGTTGTTGATTAATTTGTAGTACTTGTTGTGCTGCTTGGGCAAGTAACGGGGCTAATTGGGCCTCAATTTCCGGAGGTATATTAACGTCTTCTCCAGATTCGTCTTTCTGCGGTGGTAATGCAACACCAAGTTGACGTTCAATTTCTACACGATACTGCATACCTAAATGCTCATTTATATGTGCCATCATTGCGGCACTAATTTGTTGTGCCATTGGATTTTGTTGTACCAACGCTTGAATTTTAGGATCTTGTGTCATTGCCATATGAACAGCAATATGTGCTGGATGATCTTGTAAAAGAAAAGCTTTAACCGGTTTCATCATTAAAATGTTTTGGTTTTCTGATACTGGGTCAGTTGGCTTTTGATCCTCGTCCATTGGGACAAGTTTGTTGGCATCTTTAATACCTAATACTTCGAGCATCTGACGGTGGAGTAAAGGTAAGTTATAAAGTTGTGGGGCGCCTTGTGCTAATTGAAGAACTGCTTGGTACTGCACAATCTTTTGCGCCATTGTTGATGCGTTAGGATCTGAGACTGGAATAACGTCTACATTATCATAGTCTGATTTTTTAGCACGACGAGAACCTTCTGTTGGCTCGTAGTTATATTCTTCAGGAGTGTATTCAGCAATAATGCCTTTTAATAACTTTAATTCTTGTTTAAGAGAATAGTGAACTCGAGCTTGTACTGCAGACATTACTTTAAGTGTACGTTCAAGAATTGCCAGCGTTGTACCAACCGGAGCTTGGCTAGACATATCGCTAACTTGCAAGTCAGCGGTGTTAGCAAAACGACGGCCTTCTTCTACTATAGTGTTTAACAATGCCATCAATGTCTGACTTGGCTCCTTATACGGGAGCGGCATAATGTTATCCTTCATCGTACCGCTTGGTACGTCTACATCACGGAACTCTCCGGGCGCTATCGGTGTGTCGTCTCCTTTAACACGCAAGCCACGGGTCTTAAAGCCACCCGGCAAGTTTGAAAGTGTTCCTGCATCGACAAGTTGGCGGATAAGGGAAGTGCCACTTTTAGCATAAGCGCCAATAAGATGGATGAGACCAAAACAATAAAAACCAAAGCCGGGAATATACCCATAGTGAACAAAGTGCTGACGCTTTTGATAAGTCTCATCATCTGGGTCCCAATTACGTCTAATAGATAGAACATTATTTGTGCCTTTCTCAATAGTAACTACGTATGGCAAGCCAATACCTGTGGGCTCACCCTCGTCGTCCTCATGCTCGTAACCTTCTAAATCTAAGTTAACGTGCATTTCAAGAATCTTAAACCGATCATCAGTTTCAGCTTTAAAGCCTAGCTTTTCTGCAATTTTCTTTTCTACTTCATCTAATGTATTGTTGGGCTCACCTAAGTCAATGTCACGGTAAAAACCATCTACTTGTAATTTTCTTAATTCGTCTCCGTTCTTCCGCATAACATGCGTTACACGTGGAGAAGCTTCAAGACTAGACGCTCCGTAAGGAACTACAATATCTTCCGCCGGAACATACATTGCTACTTGGCGATTTAAACTAGGATCAAAATAAATCTTTTTAAACGCATTACCAGCAAGTCCCAAACCCCATAACATACGCTCTGTTTCTGGGCGATATTCTTGCATAACATCTGTTAACTGATAATTCATGTCTTCTTTGACACGTTCTGCCGCTGCTTTTTTCTCGGGCGTTTCTTTGCCAATAATTAATGTCTTTACGGGCCCCGCTGCGGGAAATATTGACATCATTGTTTCAGCTTGGAACTTCACGATAGCTTCTGACAACAGTGGATGGTACACACCACATGCGCCTTCCCAAGGTTCTGTACGTTCTTCAATCTTTAAACCAAGAAGTTCTAGACCATCTACATAAGTCTGTATCCAATCTTTACGAGACGCTATATCAGCATCATAATCACCAATTAAGTCACCTGCTATTGAAGCAAGTGTTTGTTCCGACATTTCTTCTGCTAAGTTAGCAGCAAAATCTTCTTCTTCTTTATTGTCCGGTTCAATTTTAATTTCTAAACCGTCCATACCAATAGTTACTGATTCCGGGTCTTCAATCTCAATCTCAAGCGGAGATTCTTCCATAGCCAACTCGTCAATACCCATTGGTGTTTGGTACAGTGCTTTATCAATATTAGTTGCCATTTTTATCCTTAGTAATATCCCTTGTGTCTCTGAGACCTAAACATTTTTATTTCTTCTGGTTCATCATTAGGTAATCTTATAAACCCACCTTGTCTAAACCGCATTAATGCCATCACCGTTGAGTCAACTAAGTCATCATGACTCATAAACGGAAACCCTGCAATCTCTTCTACCACTTCTTCAGCCCAACGAGTCTCTGGAACCCAGACTAATCCAGACTTAATAATATCAGCGACACTATTAAGGCGAGCAAGCTTATCGCCACTACCCCTATGGGGTGTATATTCCGATACTGGCATTCCCGTACGACGTAATTCTTGATACAACGCCGTACCAGCGGACTTTTTCTCCACAATAAATGCATCCGGATTCCACTCTCTCCACTCTGTAAACGCCAAATCTTTCAATTCTGGGAATTCTACCCGTTTTTTAATTGAATTTAATAAGATTATATGATGATTGTTTGTTTCTTCGTTAAAAAACACGCCCCATGTTGTAAGTGCAGTAAAATCGGCCCGATTATGTGTCTCTGCTGCTGCGTCTAACGACATAATTACATACTCACAAGTGGGCGGTACTTCTTTTTTCCACCAATTCCACCATTCACGCTTAACTACAGAGGCTTCTTCGGCAGTTGGGTTTTGTTGATACTGAGCGTTCCACTGGAACAGTGGCATAGAAGCCTTAGTTTGACGCAAAGCGGGTAATGGCATCCACTCAGGCCAGAGGGCTCGCTCTTCTGGAGTTCCTTCATTAAAAATTGCTGGAAATTCGACGACTTCATACTGATCTGCTTCTTCATTCTGGGTCATGTCCCGTACTACACGCCCTGTTAAATCATCCATATGCCAACGGGTCTGCACAATTGCTACTTTACCACCCGGCATGAGACGAGTACGAGCTCCATATGTAAACCACTCGTACGCTCGATCAAAAACATCGTAGTTTCCGTTAATTATATCCTGCTCATTATGTGGGTCATCGACCAAAAGTAAATCCGCACCACGACCAGCAAGGGCAGAGCCAACACCACAAGCATAATACTCGCCCCCAGCATTAGTATTCCAGCGACCAGCAGACTTATTATCTGCTGCAAGAGAGACCGTTGGGAAAATCTGCTTATATTCAGACCTATCAATTAA